TCAAATGTCCACATCTTGTCCACGCAGATGCCACCAGCGCTTCTTTTTGCCGGTTAAGCGGTGCGCGATGTTCAGTACGTCCTCTACCTGGCTAGCTGCCGCGTCGAATCTTTTGTGGCTATCGCTCCCACCAGCCAGAGGTCCAATGCCGGTGGCATCGGCAAAAAAACCTTCAAGAAGGTGATGAAAGCGAACAACCAGGATGGCCTCTGTCTGAGACAGCGCACCTAGATGCGCGAGGTTGGCTTTGTAGATTCTGTTCAGGTGCTCCGCTGTAGTGACTTGAAAAGTGCGCGACTTCCGCTGGGCCATGCTTGGAACACTTTTCAAGTCCTTCGCAATTTCTCTCAGAGCTTCCAGATACTGTTCAGCTAAGAGCAGCTTTCTGATGGCAGCGATCTCCGCGAGTATCGCAGCTCGGACGCTCTTGGCCTGCGATCTCGCCTGATTTTTCTGTCCTAGCCAGATACCTGCTAGACCGAAGACACCAGTCAAAGCAGCAACTCCGAAGGTGGTCCAACCAGTACCGCCGCTTGAAGACGTACCATCGACCACTTGCCAAACGACCGTGCACCATTCAACGGTTTCCGTCACTTTTGTCCTCCACTTTTTTCATCGCGAGGGGATTGAGGTTAACTACATCGGCCAGATGCCCGGGGCTGAAATGCGCATATCGCATTGTCATCGTCAAAGAGGAATGACCGAGGACCCGCTGCAACGTCAGTATGTCGCCCCCATTGGCCATGTAGTGGCTAGCAAATGTGTGACGTAGAACATGAGTCAGCTGGCCATCTGGCAACTCAATGCCGGCGGCCTCGATCGCTTCGCCGAACTTCTTGTAGCAGTCACCAAATGGCAATGCAGCCTTGACCAGGTCTTCCAACTCTTGGGTGATCGGTACCACCCTGCTTTTGGAGTTTTTGGTTCGGTGGTAACTGATCCGGTGTCCGCGAACCTGCTTAGGCGTCAGCCCTTCAGCCTCAGACCAACGTGCGCCAGTTGCCAGACATACCCTTGCGACCACCCCGGCCTTGTTCGATATCTGGTCCAACGCGTCAAGCAGAGACGGGATTTCGCCCTTCTCCAGGTATGCCATTTCCGTCTCGTCGAATTTGAGCCGGCGCACCTTCTCCAGGGGATTTCCCCCAGACCACTCTCCTAGTCGATCCAGCTCATTGAAAACTGCACTCAAATAGGCCAGCTCATGGTTCAACGTGTTGGGGCTCACGGGCTTGGCCTTCTGCCCCTTCTTCATCCCATTACCAGGTGAAGTGCGGCCATGCTCGCCTGCCAAGCGCTCGGCGCGGTACTTCGTGAAATGCGCCGCTGTAAAGTCTGCTGCGCGAGGATTCCCCATGCGCTCGGCCATCGCCTGCAGGGCCCGCTGACGTTCCTCCCCTCGCTTCAGGGTTTGCCCATGCAGCTTGTGCCAGAGGTCGACCAAATCGCCCAGGCGTCGATCGTCACGCTTGGACTTTCTCTCGAACTCTCCTCGAGCACCATCCCCCATCAGCATCCGCTCGGCGTACATCGCCTCACTTTTGGATTTCAGTTTGCGACGTACCCGAGGTCCGTCACGGCCCTCTGGTCTGCAATCGACCAGCCATTCGCCTGAGTCCAGCTTCTTGATCGACATGGATTAAACCGGGCTCACCTGGCCGCATGTCGGAGCGACATCCCCAGTCATCAGCCAAAGCGTGTACCTCTTGAACCGCTCGTGATTCGTGATCTTGAGCAGCGCGACCGAACTCACCTCAGTACGCAGTGCCAACTCGTATTTTTTGTAGCTGCTCAGGCTCAGCCCCGTTGCTTCGCAAAGCTCGGACTGGGTCAGACCTTCCTTGATCCGAATCGCCTTCAACTTCTCAGCTAGCCCCATTAACTGCATCTCCCTCTTGACATGGTTCCGTATGGGTACTTAACCTAGGTTCCATATGGGTACTTTTGGCCCAAATATCCCTAAATATGCGGAGCAGAGGTTAACAGAATGCAGATTGCTATCGACACGCCATACGTGACCATCGCTGAGTTCGTGAAGCGTTCGGGACAGTCGAAGAGTGCCGTGGAAAACGAAATTAAAGCAGGTCACTACCTGACTCGGCCGAAGCAAGTTGGATCGAAGGGGGCGGTGCTCATCAACATGGTTCATATCACCATGGAAGCAGCAGAGCAGGCAGAGCGCGTTCGATTAGCAGCGAAGCAGTAAGGAATAGAAATGAACGCACGGATCAGCCAGGACCAGTTCGATCGGATCTATCTCGAAGACGTCATTCCGGCGCTCGAGCAGGACCGCGATTTGTCGTTCCTACCCAAGGACGCGAATACCAAGTACCTCAACAAGGGCATCTGCCCGGGCTGCGGCGAACGCACCCTGTATATCAGCAAGGAGAAGCCATTCCAGCTCAAGTGCAACCGCCTGAACGAATGCCAGTTCGAGGAGAAGACCCGCGATCGTTACCGCGATCTGTTCGAGAACCTTAGCGAGCGCTTCCCGTCTACCCCCGAGAATCCTAATGCGACAGCCGACGCTTACCTGCAGCGTGGTCGCGGCTTTGACACCTCCCGGATCGCTGGCTGGTACAAGCAGGCACGCCGACAGATGGACGATGGTTCGTACGCTGCGACGGTCCGTTTCGATCTGTGCGATGGCTACTGGGAACGCATCATTGATGTCAGCGCCGTAGCAGCCAACAAAGGCGACAAGGCTGGCATCCGTAAAGGCATGAAATACGCCGGCAAGGGGTGGGAACCCAAGGGCCAGACATATGAGAAAAACGATCAGGTCTTCATAGTCGAAGGCATCTTCCACGCCATCGCATTGTGGCTGGCCGGTTACAAGGCGATAGCAGCCATCAGCTGCAACAACTTCCCCTGGGAAATCATCGAGGCCAACCAAGGCAAGGGCGTGCGCTGGGTAATCGCCCTCGATGACGATAGGGCCGGTCGGGAAGTGATCCCCAAGTACCGGGGCCGCTTGGCCACTATGAAGGAAACCTGCCTGGTGGCCCTAGCCGGCAAGCGCGACTGGGACGACGTCTATCGCGATCGCCAGCTGGACGACGAATTCATGATCGAGGCGCTGTACCAGGGCCAACTTTTCTGCGCCACCTCGGCAATGAAGAAGGCGTATCTGCTGTACACCCGCCGCCCGCGCCCCTTCTACCTGGTGGAGTTTGATAGCTGCCTGTACTCGGCGCGGGTCAACACATCTGAGCTACAGAAGGACTTAGATGACATTCCGCGTAAACCTGGAGATTCGCCGAGCGGGTACAGCACTGAGTTTTCCAAGCAAACCACCATCAGCCAGGTTGCCAACTGCGTGCCCAGGTTCGAGTACCTGGAGCGTGACGCGATCAGCGGCGAGCAGCGGTATTTCTTCCAGTTCGAGTTCCCCAATCGTCGACTGAACTGCAAGGAGCCCCTGCCGCCGAGCGCGATTACCGAACCCCGTGGATTTGCGAAGGCACTCCTGGAGCGAACCCCAGGCGGCATGTTCGAAGGCGGCGAGAAGGTCCTAGGCATGCTCAAGAGCGAATGGCTGCGTGATCCCAACGTGGTCCGCACCTTGCCCTTCGTCGGCTACGACGAGGTCACCGGCGCCTACTGCTACCCAGGTTTCGGCTTCCACAACGGCAAGGCCATGCAGACGAATGAACACGGCTATCTCGATATCAAGGGGCAAGGCCTAAAGACATCCGCCCGTAGTTTCCCAATGCACCGCGGCGAGTCGTTCGATCCGACCTGGTTCGACGACTTCCAGCGCGTGTTCGGACTAAATGGCGTGGCCAGTCTGGCCTGGTGGACCGGCTCTTTGTTCGCCGAGCAGATCCGGGCAGTGCAGCAAGGCTGGGCATTCCTGGAGCTGACTGGCGACGCCGGGGCAGGCAAGTCTACGCTGATCCGCTTCCTTTGGCGCCTGGTCGGTCGCAAAAACGAAGAAGGCATCAAGCCAAGCGGCTCGGGTGCATCAGCGATCGGCCTGCTGCGCTCGCTATCTGCTGTGAGCAACTTGCCGGTGGTCCTCCTGGAGTCCGACAAGGAAACCACAGACGCGATGGGCCGCACGGTAGTCCAGCAATACGCTTGGGACGAAATCAAGTCGCTGTTCGACATCAACGCAAAGCTGCGCGTTACAGGCGTGAAGACCGGCAACAGCGACACCGATGCTCTGATTTTTCGGGGTGCGATCTGCATTTCCCAAAACACCATGGTGGAAGGCTCGGAGGCGATCATCACTCGGATTGGCTATTTCCACATGACAAGGGATAGCCACACCGAGGAGCTGAAAACGCTAGCCAATCGCTTGAAGGCCATGCCCGTAGAGCAGCTGTCCGGCTATCTGTCGGCTGTACTGGGCCAAGAGAGCGCCTGGCTGCAGCGGTACTTCGAGGTATACCCGGATTGCGAGCAACGCTTCACAGCCATGGGTGGTGTGGAGCACTCCAGGATTGTCCAGGTCCACGCGCAGATCCTGGCAGCAGCGAAGGCGACGCAGTCCCTTTTCCCAACCTGGACCAATCGGCAGATGGAAAGCCTGGCCAAGCACCTGGAAGCCCGGGCGCTCGATCGCCAGCAGACCTTGTCGGCCGAAAGCAAGACAGCCTCTGTGTTCTGGCAGGCGTACCACTACCTGAACGAGCAAGTGATCACCATTGAGGACGCTGACGGTCGCCGGCAGGAAACCCGGGAAACCCTGAACCACAGCTCTGACAAAGAGCTGATCGCGATCAACATCCAGCACTTTCAAGCTGCGTGCAGGGCGGCTGGCCTCGAGGCAATACCCACTGTCTTGCTGCAGAAGGCACTCAAGCAAAGCCGCACTCATCCCTTCCTGGAGACACGTAAAACCCACTCCCGCATTGAGCAGCGTTCGCTGAACTGCTGGCTGTTCAAGAAGCGAGGATGACCCCGCCGGCTCGGGAGTATGAGTTCTGGAGTCAGGGGTAGCCGCATGGAATTGGGATATCTGTGTAGTCCCTTAAATCATCTGGAATATCTAGAAGGAAAAGGAATAGTTCAATGAATACAGGTGGTTACGGTCGATCAGCAAGCTGTATGCCAGTAGAAGGTGCTGGAAGAAATCTCATTCCACCATATTCCACCAACCTTCCACTTTGGAGGTTGTTCTGTGAAACGGCTGTAGCCCAGGCAGTGCGCGGCCTGCAGCCGAATACCGGCGAATTGACCTTCCACTACCTTCCACCCCTGCCGGAAGGAGACGAAAAAACTTCAGCCCAGCAACCACAAGGGCTGCAGGCCAGGCCACATGGGTACCTTCCAGAAATTCCAGATAGCTGGGGGGTATACGCAACACATTTAAAAAACCGACGGGAAACCGCCCAACTGCGCCGCTAGGCGTATCAAGGAGAAGCACGCATGCAAGCCGAGAAATCAACAACTGACTTTCAGATCGCACTCAACCAATTCCGCGAGTTCGCCAAGGGGGGAAAGGCTCATGAGTAACGGATTGCGCCCCATGGCATCTGCGCTCGCTGCCATACAAGCCCATCAGGCGCGAGTGCCAGCTATTCGCGTCGCCGGGATCCAAGCACTCAATCGATTGGTACCGATCGCCTTACGTGACAGCGGTCAGAGCCGTGTCCTGGGCCGCTTCCTGCTGAGCGTTTACAACGGCGAAGACTTCCCCTTCGTAGTGAGCGATCTGCGCAGCCTGGATCTAACGCTGTTCGAGGACTGCCTCAAGGTGCTGATGATGGACTACACGCCCGACCTGGAAGTGCACGAGCGGATCGTGAACGGAAGCCAGATCTGGCAACGCCTGATCGAACAGTGGGCACCGGAGACGCTGGAATGAATGTGCATTACACCATCGATGGCCAGGCTGGATCGATGCTGATGCCCGCGACTTACCTGCTGGTAGCGCGGGCTGAGGATCTGGCCGAGCTGGTGACAAGTGACTACTGGCGAAATCACCCAGCACCACCTGAGTGCTGCGTAGTGCACCTGTACAGCGTGGACAACACGGATCTGGGGATTTTTGAAGTTAGAAGTGTGACGCGCCCGGTGTTCATGGCCAAACCCATGAACTAGGGCTGAAGGACAGTGCCAAGGAGTTGCAGCTCCCTGGCACCAACTACCACCAGGAGGAGAAGCACATGCAAGCACCCAACCCAAGTAGCAGCGCACCGAAGGCTATCACAACGCCGCGACACCTGCAGGCCACTGCCATCGTCGGTGGGGCATTGATCGGCTTTCTGGTTACCAAGACACCGGAAGCCCGCACACAACTAGAAAGCGTTACCGACATGGCGTGTCGCTTGGGCGACTTAACCAACCAAGACGCCGCCATTGTCCGCCATCTGCTGGCACAACACCCACGCACCGCATTCAACTGAGGGAAAGACTATGCACCAGCAGTACAAAACCACCAACTCCCGCACAGCTGACAAGTTCGTCGTCCGTCTGCCAGATGGCCTGCGCGCGGATATCGCCTTACTGGCCGATAGCAACGACCGCAGCATGAACTCGGAGATCATCAACCGGCTCAAGCGCTCGATCACCCACGACCAATTGAACGAAGAACAAACCAAGCTGATATCCATGCTGCTGCAGCGCATCGAAGTACTTGAAGCTCAGCTACCGCCAGAAACGGAGGCCGCATGATGCTGATCGATGGACGCTTAGTGTCACTGTGTGAAAGTAACGTTGCTCACGCTCGGCAGCAGTTGGGCCTGCCCATGGATTTCTTCCTGGTTGAAGCGACCCAGCAGCTGTACCACGACAGCGGCAACGGACTAACTATCATCCCCCTACCCACTGATACCTTTGTGATGGCATTCGAAAATGCCAGCGGCGACCGAAAGTATGGCGCCGTCAAACTAACACCAAGATAGACTTTATCCACATCAATAAAAACGGGCGCTCAGGCGCCCGTTTTCACATATATAGTTAGTTGGGGTATCTACAAGATAGTTATAAGATGTCAATATATGAATAAAACATAATGCACATATTGACAGAAGCCCCCTCAAGAATTTAATTCCATATTTCTAGATAATTTTCAAGACCTTGACGCAACGCACGATGACCCACAAAATATTATCCATGTGCCATCATGCAAAACGGAGTTACGCCATGACACACTCAGCGCCCTGCCTTACCCAGCTGGCTGACGACCTCGAAATCCACGGCAATTTTCTTGCCTTGCTTAACGAAGTTCCTACCGAGGAACTTACTGATCGCGGAAGAATTGGGCTTATTCAATTGTCATATTCTCTAATGAAGGACTTCGAAAATATTGAAACTCAATTCAAACGCTACCGAGCATCGATTGTGCCAAGTTGTTGAAATATTTCTTGCTGACGAGCCCTGGGTAATGCCCGCAGTTGATCGAACACAAGTCGGTCCATCATCTGCGCAGAAGGCGTCAGGGTATGCGAGAAAGTCAGGTGCGCAACCCAGCGGTGCCCGCAATCTAGACAGGTGCAGTACAAGGAAGAGAACTCCCGCGAGATATCATTCCTAGATGAAATCCGCCCCTTCCCATTACATTCCTTGCAGTAAACTCGCATATCCCCTCCCCAGGGTTCCTGTATGGGTACTATTTTGCCACAATAGTGCCCGACGCTCCGATACATTTACTTCAAGAATCAGCCGTGGCGGGCTCCCTCCAACTAACCCGGCGATCTCCCCGCAAAACTTCGTTCACTTGATCGAACAACTGACAGATCGGCAAAATCTCGTTGCTGGTATATACCCTGTCGATTTTCTCGATATCCCCGAAGCCTCCGCTGTTCTCCGGGATGATGCCCGCCAGTGCAGGATTCATACGCCAAGCGGCAATGATGTCGTTCCTGGTGATGTTCTTAACTTTCTCCAGTTCGTCCTTCGCTTGGAAGTCACCCACTGGAATGATCTTGATTGCGTTCTCATGCCCGCCGGGGATATTCACGAACATCGAGCGGAAGTTACCAACCCCCTTACTTGCGCTGATTTGTGAGCGCAGATTGTCCTCGTCCTCCTCAGACAAGTTCGGGTCATTGGTATAGAAAATATAACCAGCATGGGCCCCGTTGCTGTAATAGCGCCGGCGGAACAGCGTCGCCGCTTCATTCAGTAGCAGTGCCTGCAGCCCGCCGAGGTAGTCCGGAATTCCGTAGATGTTCTGCTCCACGTCGTAGTCCTTGATGTGGACGATCTCGTCCTGGTCGTACTCCTCCTCGTCTCCGTTCTGCAGCAACTGGACAAAGCCGCCGTCCACCTTTACCCGCATGTTGATCGCCGGCAGGTGCTCAAGCTCCAGGACTTGGCCCAGGAAGTTTTCGTGCGCCAGGAAATAGGCCTCCCCGAACACCATGTAATCGAGGCCAGCGCAACTCATTGTCTGGGCGCTACACCCTTCCGACGCGATGAACTCACGCAGCAGCAGGTTGCGCTTGAACTTGGGAATGGCGCCGTGGTGCGCGTTGGCCCGCAGCAGCTTGGCTAGGCCGGCGCGGGAGACCGGCGGTTTGTACAGCCGTCCGTCGTCGGTGGGAAAGATGCCCAAGTACTCGCCGATGTTGGACGTCAGCACCTGTTCCGGCTCCCCGAACGTGAACACCCGCGTGGGCTGCTTTGCCTGTGGCTGCCTGGCTTGGGGTTTTCTCTGTCGTTTGGGCATGGCTTCCGCTCGTGAGGTAACGGCTCTTACGCCGCTTGTTGGTGTTCAGGGGTTCGTTATGCAGGGCGTGCATCACGGCCCATGCAATGTCGGCGTGGCCGGTGGCCTCAGTCCTCGAGGCGCTGAAGGTGATCTGGCCGCCGTTGGTGGTGCCGCGCTTAATGGTCAGGAAGGCCTGCGCGATGTCGGTCCAGCCTGCGTCCCACTCGATCCGGCCCGCACGGATCACGTCCTGGGCCTTGAGCACCAGAGTCGTTTTCGTCTCCAGGCTGTAGTGAATCCGCTGAGCACGCGGGTAGAAGTCGCAAACCACGTCGTACACTCCGATGCCGACGCCGGTGGTGTCGATGCCGATGTGCTGAACATTGAAGCGCTCAGTCAGCTTTTTGATCTGGGCCGCCTGGTAGGTGAACGACTGCCCACGCCAGCTGTATTTCTCCAGAATCCGGAAGTTGCCGCCCGGCTCATCTGGTGGCGCGACAACCACGCAAGTGGCATCGTCACGGGTACGGCTTGGGTCGTAGCCAATCCAGACTGGGTAGTTGCCGAAAGGTCGATCGTCGTCCTGGTCGTAGTCGTCCCAGAGCATCAGGTCGGAGTAGCACCCTTCGAGATCCTTTAGGCCGAACGCGCTCTGCGTGCTGTCGATGAACTTGCAGTAGAACAGCTGCTGGAATTTGTCCTCGTCATACTCCAGCTCCAGCTGGGCCACGTCGAACAGATCGCAGCCGCCGGCAATGGCATCGTCCAGGGTGATCGTCTTGCGCCACTGACCATCCGGGCAGAGCGCGCCCTGAGTGTATGCCGCCTCGGAAGGCCATTCACCCGCAGCTTTCTTTCGGCGCTTGTCGTTGCGGAAGGTCTCGCCCGTCCAGAACGGATATGCCTGGTGACTGACTGCACTGGGCGTGGAGAAATAGGTTTTGCGCCATTTCTTGTGCGTGCCCATGGCGCTAGCCACGGTGCTTAGCTTCTCGAAGTCGCGGATCCAGAAATATTCGTCCACGTAGACATGCCCGTGGTAGCCCTGGGCCGTGCTGCTGTTCGTCGACAGGAAGCGCAGCTCGGCGCCATTGCTGAGCACGATCGGGTTACCGGTCAGCTCGATGCCGAACCACTTCTGGGCAAACTGGATGATGTAGCTGCGGAAGATCTCGGACTGGGCACGGCTGGCCGACAGGAACACCTGGTTGTCACCGGTCAGCACGGCATCCATGAAGGCCTCGCCGGCGAAGTAGTAGGTCAGACCGACCTGCCGACTTTTGAGGATGTTTCGCAGCCTGCAGGTCAGCGGGTTCTGTTTGGCCGCGAACAGTTCCTGCTGATACCGGTACATCTTGGAAATGAACTGGTCGAGGAAATCCACCTCGGTCAGGCCGCTGACATCGTTCTTCGCGGGCTTCTCTCGCTTCTTCCCGCCGCCACCGCGTCGCTCCCGACGCTGACCCTGCTCCCGATCGCCCTGGTCACGCCCAGGTTCGCTCACCGCCGGCGTCGGTGCTGCCGGCTTGTTGGCCTGCTTAATCAGCTTTTCTCGCACAGCGGTCAGCCGATCCAGCTCGTCCAGGTCGCCCTTCGACAGCGTGTCCTGCTTTTCGCAGATGAGCGTGATCCGCCGGCTGATCGCGGTCAGCGGTTCCTCATCGGTCAGCATCTCGTCCCAACTGCCCTGTCGGATCCAGTAATAGATGATCCGCACGTTCGGCAGCTTCAACTGAGCCTGGATTTCCTTCACCGAGGCACGGCGCAGGTACAGCCGCTTGGCGGCCTCTTTGACTTCGATCGAGTAGTTCATGAGGCGGAGTCTATGCGCCGAAACAGCCCCAAACTCGGCAGAAAAGTGAGCGAAATTCCTAGAATCAGCGAAACGGAATTCTGCTCAAGCAAACCGGTTGGCCGGTGCCAATCGGCTCCCTATCGTGGCGCTCATCGACCCCCACCGAGCGCTTCAACCGATGCCCAGATCCCTTGTCTCCTACTGGAAACGCGTAGCTGTCAGCGGCCCGACCGCCGACAACCGCGAGATCACCGTGCAGGAGCTGGTCGACTGTGCCGAAACCTACAAGCTGTCCACGTACACCGCCGTGATCTGGAGCGAGCATGAACGTTGGCCTGGCTCCCACGGCACTGTGTTTGCCGTGCGCTTGGTGACTGAGAACGACGACCCCGAACTCCTTCCCGGCCAGGTGGCACTCGAAGCCCAGCTCAAGCCCAACGACAAGTTGCTGCACTTGAACGACCAAGGCGAAAAGCTGTTCACCAGCGTTGAGATCAGACCGAACTTCGCCAACTCCGGTCGCCACTACTTGACTGGCCTGGCCGTCACTGACGAGCCAGCAAGCCTGGGTACTCAGGAGCTGTATTTCTCCAGGCGTGCCCGCAGAGGCAACCGATACGACAAGACCTCCTACTTTTGCGCCCCCGTAGAGCTGGGCCCCCTTCGTGAAGGAAGCCAGCAGCCGGGCGAAATTCGCCGCTTCTTCAATGCCTTGACCGGCCTGTGCAAGCGCTTCGCCGACACCACCACCCCCTCACCCGACGAGACCAAACCAATGGATGAAGCAACAGCCAAGGCGCTCAAGGCGCTGACCGACCAACTCGTAATCGTTGTGGCCGGCTTCCAAGCCGTGCTGGAGCCGGACCTGGAAGGCGTCGACACCGGCGACACCCAGGAACAGGTCGATGCCGTGGGCGCCGCCGTCCAGGACGTGGTGGACGAAGCGGACGAAAACCGCGAGTTCAACCGCAAGGACGGCAAGGGCGGTAAAAACGGCAAGGGCAAGGACGAGGTCAAGGAACTCAGCGCCCGCGTCGAGGAACTGACCGAAACCATGACCCAGATGTTCAACTCGACGCAGAACCGCCGTCAGGTCAAACGCACCACTGGTGCGGCTGGCGAGAAGAAACGCGGCGGGGGCCTGCGCTAATGGGCGCCTTGTCGAGACGCGCTGCAGCGGAATACCTGCAGCTCCAGGAAGACCTGGCCGAGGCGTACAGCATTGATGATGCTACTCGTACCTTTGCCGTGGAACCGACCCACGCTCAAGAGCTCAACGAGCAGATCACCGAGCGTGTCGACTTCCTGGCCCGCATCAATGTCATCGGCGTATCTGAGATCAAGGGCGAGAAAGTCCTACTGGGTCTGAGCGGTCCGGCGACGAGCCGCACCGACACCGATCTCAACGACCGTGAACCTCGCCACCTGCTTGATCTGCAGAACAACATCTATGAGTTGTTCCATACAGAGACCGACGTAGCGTTGAAGTTCGCCACTATCGACGCCTGGTCCAAGTTCCCCGAGTTCGCCCGCAAGTACTTGGAAGCTGTACAGAAGCGCATCGCCCTGGACCGCATCCTGATCGGCTGGAACGGCACCCACGCTGCCAAACAGACCAACATCACCAACTACCCGCTGCTCCAAGATGTGAACAAGGGCTGGCTGCAGATCGCCCGCGACCAGATCCCGGAGCAAGTTCTGAAGTCCGTCGATCCTGCGGTGAAGATCAAGATCGGCAAGGGCGGCGACTACGAAAACCTCGACGCGGCGGTCCATGATGTCAAACAGATGATCGACCCCGTCTTCCGTGACGAGGGTGATCTGATCGCCATCATTGGCTCCGACCTGCTCGCCCACGACAAGGGCAAGTTGTATGCGGCGCAGGGGCAGACCCCGACTGAAAAAGAGCGCATCGAAGATGCCCAGGTGATTGCGACCTATGGCGGTCTGCCGTCGTTCCTGATCCCGTTCTTCCCGGCGAAGGGCATCCTGGTCACCTCCTGGGCCAATCTCTCGATTTACTTCCAGGACACCAGCTGGCGTCGCCACCTGCTCGAAAACCCTAAGCGCTCCCGCGTCGAGGACTACAACGGCCGTAACGAGGGTTACGTGATCGAGCAACTGGGCAAGTTTGCCTTCTTGGAATCCGACTCGGTGGAAACGGTATGAGCCTCGCACTAGCCCACAAACGCCGTGTGCTGGAGCAAGGCTGCGCTGCAGTAGCCCAGGTGGTTGCTGCAGCGGCCCTGCCGTACTCCCCAGGCGAGGCCCTGAGCAGCCCGGCGAATGCTCGCAAGCATCTCAAGCTGATGGTGGCCGGCCTGGATGCGGATCTGGTCCGTTTGAAAGCGATCAACAACCTCGCCGGTAAGCAGGACCTCAAACGTATCGAGCTGCTGCCCAAGTACCAGGACTACATCCAGCGCTACATCGAGTCTGGCCAGGTCATGCAGAACCCCGTCCTGGTGCAGGTGATGGTCTGGCTGTTCGACACCACCCAGTTCGATGACGCGCTGGAGCTGGCCGACCTCGCGATCGAGCAGGGCCAACTAATGCCGGAGCGCTTCAAGCGCCGCGATATCCAGACCTTTGTGGCTGATGCCGTGGGTGACTGGGCGTACGCGGAGTACGACGCGGGCCGCAGCCCTGAGCCCTATTTATCCAACCTGCTGCCACGTGTAGACGGCGAATGGACCCTGCCGGAGCAGATTCCGAGCAAGTTCCACAAGCTGATCGGCATTCGCGCTATGGACGACCAGCAATGGGCGGTCGCCCTCAAGCACCTTGAGCGTGCCACCGAGCTGTACCCACAGGCGGGCTGCAAGACGCGCATTGATAAATGCCGTCTGGCCCTGTCGCGCCAGAAAGTCGCCGCCGGCGGTACCGAATAACCGACTACCCCCCCAGCGGGAACCCGTGAAGCAGAGTCGGCCATTTATGGCCAGCCCCCGCCGAAACGGTGTCTCCCGCCCTTTTCGAGTGACCAGCGATGAGCTTTTCAGGCAAACCCGCAACCGTGGTAGACCACACCATCGAGAACAACGGCTTTTGGCCGGACCTCTCGTTGGCTGAGTACCAGAAGGCTTACCGCCTGCCCGGGGAGTACCTGAGTGACACGCTGGTCACTCACCTCAACATCGCCATGGGCGAAGTGAATCAGGACCTGGCCAAGCTGATGGCCAGCTGGCGCGACTTCGGGATCACCGAGGTGGCCACCGCCGATTCGTTGCTGCTGCAGGAGCGCACCTTCAAGGTGGAGCTGTACAAGCGCGCCGTGTACTGCCGGGCCAAGGCCACTGCACTGACCGACTTTGCGACCGTGACCCGCCGCGAAGTGGCCGAGAACACCGGCAAGGAAGCGCCAGAACGCGCTGAAACCTACCTGGCATTCAGCCAAGCCGCTGTGCGCGCCTTGCAGGGCCGCAGCCGCATCACGGCGGCCTTGGTATGAACAAGATCAAGGCCCTGACCGCGTACTTGCTCGAACGCCTGCTGGTGATGCCCGAGCAGTTGCAGAGCTGGGTCGAGCAGATGGACACCGAACTGCTCTGGAAGGAGACCACCCAGGGCCTGCACATGGGCGATATGACCTATCGCGCAGTCTTCGACCTGGAGCGTTTCACCGGCTCCCCACCGCGCCTGCTGGCCCTGGTTGGCACTTGGCTGGAAGCCAATGATCCAGACCGCGAGGACCTGCCGGCGCCTGCGTTCGTGATCGAGCCCATCGACCTGGACAACGACCTGTTCGACGTCGAGCTGACCGTCCATTTCGTGGAGCCCCAGTACCTGGCCGAAGACGACGACGGCGAGTTTGAGGCGTTCGGCAAGACCTGGGCATTTGTTCCGTACGACCTATGGGTGGCCGAAGAAGGCGAGGTATCTGCCCGTGGCTAGCCCTTTCGTTGGCATTGATGCCCGGGGCGTCCTGGGCGTGCGTGAGCAATTGGCGCTCTTGCGCCTTGAGCCTCGGCTGCGCCGTCGTCTGCTGAACAACGTGACGAAGCGCCTACGGACGATGAGCCGCAAGCGCATCCGCAACCAGCAGAACCTGGACGGCTCGCCCTTTGCCGACCGTAAGAACCCTGAGCCTGGCCAGAAAAAGATGGAGGCCGGGCTGGGCAAGTTGCTGCAGGTCACCAGCTTGACCGCCGACCAGGCCGTCCTCGGTTGGAAGAACAACCTGACCTCCTGGGTAGCCGCCCAGCAGCACAACGGCGCAACCGAGCGCCGGACAGCCCAGCAGATGCGCCGCTGGAACAAGGTCGACGAGGGATCGATGTCGACGCCGAAGCAGGCCAAGCGTCTGCGTCGACTGGGTTTCAAGGTGCGCCAGGCGGGCAAAAAACGGCTCTCTCGACCGGCTGTGGCCTGGATCCTGGAGCACGTCAGCTACATGCAGGCCGGCCTGCTGATTCGCATCCTGGACGAAGAACAGGGCGAGTCCACCGGCGCCGACAGCTGGGAAATCAAGCTGCCCAAGCGCCAGTTCCTGGGCGCAAACAGCAACCGCGACACCAGCGAGCTGGTGAACCTGGTGCTGGAACAAATCCTCAACTCACCCCGCTAAGAGGCATTCCATGGCACTTGGATCCGCCAACGTAAACAACCTCAACCTCGGCCAGGGCGCCGTGACTGAGATCGAGCGCTATTTCCTGTTCATCGGCCCTGCCGGCAAGAACGTGGGCAAGCTGCTGGCCCTCAACACCCAGAGCGATCTGGACACCGATCTGGGCGCCACGGCATCCGACTTGAAAACCCAAGTTCTGGCCGCACGCCAGAACGGTGGGGACAAGTGGGCGTGCATGGCCGCGCCGATCGCCGCCAACGGCGACTGGGCCGCCGCCCTGGACAAGGCTCAGCAGGACAACGTCTCGGTCGAGGCAGTGGTCATCACCGCGCCAGTGGCGGACAAGGCTACGTTCGACGCCATGCATGCCAAAGCCCTGGAGCTGAGCGCCAAATACGGACGTCGGGTGTTCATCATGTCAGCGGTCGCCGGCATCACCGCTGGCCAGGACTGGGCCACTTACCTTTCCGAAGCCAAGGCCAAGGTGGCTGACGTGGCAGCTGCACGCGTGCTGCCCGTGCCGCAGCTGCACGGCAATAACCTCGGCGTGCTCGCCGGGCGCCTGGCCCGGGCAGACGTCAGCATCGCCGACAGCCCGATGCGGGTCGCCACTGGTGCCGTGGTCGGCCTCGGAGCCGTACCGACAGACAAGGACGGCATCCCGCTTCCCTCGGCAATCGTCGCCGAGCTGGATAAAGCGCGCTTCTCGGTACCGCAGATCTATCCCGACTACCCAGGCACCTTCTGGGGCGACGGCAACATGCTCGACGCCCCGGGTTCGGACTATCAGGTGGTCGAGTATCTGCGCATCGCTGACAAGGCCGCCCGCCGCGTTCGGATCCTGCTGATCCAGCGCATCGCCGATCGGAAGCTGAACAACACGGCGACCTCGATGGCACAGAACAAGACCGCCTTGATGAAGCCGCTGCGCGACATGTCCCGCTCGGTCGTGTTCGCCGGCGTGCAGTTCCCGGGCGACATCGAGCCGCCGTCGGACGACTCCATCACCCTGGTCTGGACCAGCAAAACCGCCGTCGAGGCGTACCTGAAGCTGCGTCCCTACAACTGCCCAAAAGACCTTACCGCAAACATCGCTCTCGACCTGAGCGACGAGGAGTAACCCTATGTCCAAGATCGGCGGCAAGAACTTCGACATCACCGTGGGCGACCTGCAGATCCACGTTGAGACCGTCACCCTCGATATCACTGACAACAGCGCCGTGGCCCAGACCGGCGGCGTGCCAGACGGCTACGTCGACGGTGACGTTGCCGCGAGCGGCGAGCTGGAGCTGGACACCACCAACTTCAACCTGCTGATCGATGCAGCCCGCGCTGCCGGCAGCTTCCGCCAGTTGGAGCCGTTCGACTCGCTGTTCTATGCGAAAACCCCCACCGACGAGTTCCGCGTGGAGGCCTTTGGCTGCAAGCCGAAGATCTCCAGTCTGCTGAACATCGATGCCAAGGGCGGCGAGAAGCACAAGCACAAGGTGCCGTTCGACGTCACCAGTCCGGACTTCATCCGCATCAACGGCGTGCCGTACCTGGCTGCAGCTGAGATCGAGGGCCTGCGCTGATGGCCTGCCCGTTCGATCGCGCCCAAGCCCTGGAGCAGCGTCAGCGTGACCAGGCGATCACTGCCGCCCTGGCCCGTGCGCGTCCGACCGGGCCGAGCCTGACCCACTGCGAAGACTGCGACGGCGAGATCCCCGAGGCGCGCCGCGCTATCGGTGGAATGACCCGCTGCGTCCCGTGCCAGACCCTCTTTGAAAAAGGCTGCCGCTGATGAGCACGAATCAGGCCGCTCAGGACACCGCTGTCGCCCTGGCCAAGGCCGCGCCCGCGATCGGCGTCGCCGCCACCGGCGTAACGGGCACCGTCGACTGGTCGGCAGTCGCTTACATGCTGACCGCCCTATACATGGTGCTGCAGATCCTCCTGTTGGTCCCCAAGTACCGCCAGATGCTGCGCGACTGGAAGGTCAAGCCATGAGCCTGCGCAACAAGATTCTGACGGGATCCATCGCCCTGGTGCTGAGCAGCAGCACCCTGATGGCATTCCTGGGCAAGTGGGAAGGCGACGGGCAGAACATTGTCTACCCCGATCGGCTGGCCCGTGGCCTGCCGACCGTGTGTAAGGGCATCACCCGCTACACCAGTCCCTATCCGGTGGTTGTCGGCGACTACTGGTCGCCGGCGCGCTGTGCCGAGGTGGAACAACTGGTGGTCACGAAGGGCCAGATGGTCCTGGCCGATTGCCTGACCAACGACAAGATCAGCCAGAACACTTTCGACTCCTTGTCGAGCCACGGCCACAACTTTGGCGAGCCAAGCACATGCGCAAGCCGTGCTGTGGTGCTCATCAACGCCGGTCACATTGCCGAGGGCTGTCGTGCGCTGGCCTGGGGCGCAGATGGTCGACCGGTCTGGGCCTTTGTCACCGATGCCAAGGGCAACAAGGTGTTCGTTCCTGGACTGCACGCACGTCGGCTGGCGGAGGCGAAGTTATGCGCCTCGTAGTCACGCAACTGCTTGCAGCTCTGCTGATCGTCGGCGGCGCCTGGATTCTTTTCGACCGCGTGCTGCAGCAACGCGACACCGCCCGATCGGAGCGCGACAGCGCGCAGAAAGAAGCATCAGGCCTGCGTGAGGCCGCCAGGATCACTGCCGAACTCCTGGCCACTGCTGCAGCAAATGACGCCAAACACACCCAGGAGCTGAGCAATGCCCTCAAAACAAACCAGGATCTGCGCACTTCTGTCGGCACTGGCGATCAGCGGCTGCTCATCCAAGCCAACTGCCCCACCGCCTCTGTGCCCACCGATACCGCCAGCGCCGGCGTGGCTGATGCAGGCACCGCCGAACTCGCAGCAGACGCTCGATCAGATTATTTCACCCTCCGCAACCAGCTCGCCGTCAGCAAGCAAATGATCCTGGGGCTGCAGGACCACGTCCGCAGCTTCTGCTCAACCCAACCTGCAAACACTGGAACCGCACCATGACCGAACGCACCGAAATCACCTTGGAAGTAGGCACCCAGGAATTCGACTTCACCGTCGATCCGGCCCTGATGACCAAGTACATCAACAGCATGACCCAGTCCAACAAGGTCGCGCCCTCCCACAACCTGCTGATGAACGCGGTCAACCAGGAGCAGAAAGCGGCCTTGAAGCCGCTCCTGGTCAACCCGGTAACCGCGATCCAGATCGCCGGTGCGCTGATGGAAGAGTACTCCCCGACCATTGAAGTCACCGTAAAAAAGCGCTCGGCCACGCTGAGCGCCTGACCGAAGACGGCATGGGCCAGCTGCTGGCCCTCGCCGATCGGTGGCTACCAGGTGCAGATCGATCGCCCGAGACACTGGGCACAGCCAAATGGCTGGAAGACGAGTACTGGCGGCGAACGGAACTCGCCATAGCCAACGGCATATCACGAGCTTTCAAAGGGAACTGACCCCATGAGTGCGAGCGCATCCAGCCGCCTGGACTTCATCCTGAGCCTGACCGACAAGGTCTCAGCGCCCTTGGCCAAAGTAACCAAGGGCTTCGACAATCTGGCGACTCAGGGCGAAGCCAACATCAAGCAGATCGGTACCGGCGTCGCCGGCGTCTGGGGTGCCCTGACCGGTATCGAGGCGTCGATGGCCCCCGCGCTGGATGTGAACCGCGCCCTGGGCGATGTCCGTTCGCTCGGCGTGGCCGAGGATGCGCTGACCGCCCTCAACGCCAAGGCCCTCGATTTTTCGGTCTCCTACGGCGTGAGCGCCGAATCCTTCGTCGCCTCGGCGTACAAGATCGAGGGGGCCATCAAGGGCCTGGCCGGCTCCCAGCTGGCCACCTTTACAAACACCAGTGCCGTGCTGGCCAAGGCCACCAAGTCCGACCAGGACGTGATGAGCGAGTACGTCGGCACGCTCTACAACCTGCAGAAGCAGCAGGCCGACGCCATGGGCAAAAGCCAGTGGGTCGAGAAGCTGGGCGGCCAGACCGCCCTGGCGGTGCAGCTGTTCCGCACCAGTGGCGAGCAGATGAAGGAAGGCTTCAAGGAAGCCGGGGCGATCGCCTCAGCGTCCGGCATTGACCTAGCCGAGCAGATGGCAGTGATCGGCAGCCTGTCCAGCACCATGGAAGGCGGCGACGCCGGCGGACGCTATAAGGCGTTCTTCGAGAACATTGGCAACGCCTCGGACAAGCTGGGGATGAAGTTCACTGACACCAACGGCAAAGTCCTGCCGATGCTGGACATCATGGCCAAGCTGCAGGGCAAGTTCGGCGACCTGCGCAACGCTGCAGCTGATAGCAAGCTGGTCGAGGCGTTCGGCGGTGAAGGTGCCCAGGTGATTGGCGCACTTGCCCAGGACACCGACCGACTGCGCAGCGGTATCGACGAGTTGGGCAAGGTCCGGGGCCTGGAGCAGGCCGAGAAGATGGCAGCGGCCATGGTCGACCCGTGGCAGCAGTTCGGGGCAGCAGTCCAGGCGCTGCGCATCGCCTTTGGCCAAGCCCTGATCCCGATGCTGCAGCCGCTGATGGACAAGCTGGTTGGCATCGGCAAGACCATGACCAGGTGGACCCAACTTTTCCCCAACATCACCCGCGTTATAGGCATCGCAACGCTCGTCGTGCTGGCTATTACCGCTGCAATCAGCGCGCTGACTGTGGTTGTCGGCCTGAGCAAGATGGCCTGGCTTGGCCTGAACGTGGTCTGGACCCTGCTCACCTGGACCGGCTGGAAGAGCATCGCCATGTTCATCGCCCACACCGTCCAAGGCGCGCTGTTCATCGCCCGGATCCTCGGCATGATCGCGGCGATTGGCCTGGCCAAGGCGTCGATGCTGATCTGGCAGAGCTCGATCTGGCTGGTGAACGCGGCGCTGGCCGCCAACCCGGTCGGCCTGGTCGTCCTGGGCATCGTCGCCCTGGTCGCTGTGATCGTTGCGGCCGTGGCGTACTGGGACCAGTGGACCACCGCCCTGATGAACACCGCAGCCTTCCAGTGGGTGAGCGAGCAGTTGGGCGCGCTCAGCACCTGGTTCAACAGCATGGGCGGCTGGTCGAGCATGGCCAAAGCCGCCTGGGACGGCATCGTGAGCGTATTCCGATCCGCCCTGGACGCGCTGATTTCGATGCTGAATCAGATTCCCGGCGTCGACATCGACATGAAGCTGGGTAGCGTCCCGGATCTACCCAGCGTGAGCGCCAATGCCGAGTACAAGCCCACGGGTAGCCTGAGCCCGACCAAGGCTGACGCCGTGCCCGCCGGCGGCCTGCTGACCAGCATCCAGAACACCCAGAACCAGAACCGGGGCAATCACATTGAAAAGGTGGAGATCAACACCGCCAAGCCAATGAGCTCGCTGGAGCTGGAAAACATGATGGCGATGGCGGCCGGCTGATGAGTCTCTATATCGATCTCCTCATCACCAACAACGATCTGACTCTGGACCCGTCGAGCCAGCCCGTGCTGGTGGACGACCGGGCCAGCATCGCCCAGGACATCGCTCACATGATCCGCGAGAGCGGGCTGCTCATCACGCTCATGGCCGAGCGCGACCGCTTCCGCCAGGCCGACTGCATCCAGCAGTTGGAGCTACTGGTGGAGACCGATGAACGCCTGGTACCGGGCACCGTACAGATCACCGAAACCGGCAGCGGCCAGTACCTGGTCACCGCCACCACCGTTGCATTTGGAACCACTGAGGTAGTGCTGTGAGTGACGTCGACTTCAAGAAAGCGCTACAGGACGCCGGCGTTCCGACGACTGAGGCAGGCCTACGTGCGGCCTGGGAAAAAGAAGTAGCCGCCCAAGGCTCCAAACTGAGCAATACCGGCGCCTGGTCGCCGTTCTGGCGCGTGGTCACCGCCCTGGTCACTAACCCAGTGCTGTGGCTGATCGAGTTCATCGCCTCCACGGTACTGCCAAACTTCTTCGTCAAGACCGCCACCGGCGCCTGGCTGGACATGCTGGCCTGGGCGGTGAACGTCACCCGCAAGGCGTCGACCAAGGCCCAGGGTCAGCTGTTGTTCACGCGCGGCGGTGTCGCCGGCACGCTGGAGATTCCTGCCGGTGTGCGCGTGCAGTCCGTGGCCATCAACGGAAATGTGTATGTCCTGGTCACTACCGCCGCGACAATGTTCCTGGATGGCGACGCCCAGGTCCTGGTCCCGGTCGAGGCGAGCGAGGCAGGCAGCGGCTATAACCTCGCACCAGGTTATTTCTCGATCCTGCCCGAGCCGATCCCCGGCGTCATCCAGGTGGTAAACGCCGAGGGCTGGCTGACCCAGCCCGGGGCAGACCAGGAGCAAGACGACGACCTGCGCCAGCGCACCCGCAACCAGTTCAGCGCCGTCAACCAGTGGCACACTGACGCCGTGTATCGGGCCATGATCGCGGCCTTCCCAGGTGTGCAGCCTGACGGCGTGTACTTTGAGCACACCGCACCGCGTGGCCCTGGTAGCGCCAATGCCTACGTCCTGTTCGAGGCAGGTTCGCCGGCAGACAGCTACCTGACGACAATCAACAGCTACATTCGCGACCAGGGCAACCATGGTCACGGCGACGACCTCCTGGTGCTGGAGGTGCCGCCGACCCAGCACACGGTCCGCGTCGCCGTCTGGCCCACTGCGTTGGTTGGCGAGGAGCGTTTGAACACGCTTCTGACCGACATAGAGCTGTTTATCCGGGCCGCGTTCCGCGAGAGTACAACTAGCGACTACCAGCCAACTCTGACCTATCCACAGTCGCGGTTCTCGTTCAGCCGTCTGGGTGAAGAACTGCATGAGACTTTCGCCGGTATCGACTCGCTGAAGTTCGACAACGCCGACATCGTCTCGCAGTTGACCATCCCGCGCCTCGAAGACGTCCTGGTGGTGCTCGGTGCTTAAGCTCAAGCTCCCTTTCTGGCTGGAAGGCGTCGAGCTTTCCAAGCTGCGTAATGCTGCGCAGGCCTGGTGGACCCGGGTCGAGACCTGGATGAACTGGCCCCTGCTGCAACTCGACGCCGAGACATGCCACCTGACCGTCCTCGATCTGCTGGCCTGGCAGCGCGACATTCAGCGCTTCCAGGGTGAACCGGAGAGTCTGTACCGGAAAAGGGTGAAGTACGCCTTCATCAACGCCGTGGACGCCGGCAGCACTGCCGGCATGTTGCGGATCTTCCAACGCCTGGGCGTCGGCTACGTCGAGATTGAGGAGCGATTTGATTCCGTCAACTGGGACGTGGTGCGCCTGTACCTCACCGATGGCCAACTGAGCGCCAATCCCGTGCTGCTGCGCGTGCTGATGCAGCAGTACGGGCGCACCTGCCGCCGCTACGAGTTCGCCACGATCACTCCAGTGACCCTGGGCGTGCGCGTCGCTCACTTCCATGACGACCAACAAACGCTGCACGCCGGCTGGGACGACAGCGCCGAACGCCTGGTCGTGATCAACGAACTGGCCTTCGTGACCACCGAGAACAACTAGGAGCCCACATGGGAGCAAGCATTACCCTCGCCGGTCAGTCGCTGATCGCACAAAAGCAGGCCGCCAAGCAGGTTCTGAACGTGGCCCGCTTCGTGTTCGCCAACGTGCCAGGCCTCAACCCATCGGCGCTGGTCGATCGCAACGCCGGCAAGCCGCCTGCAGCCCAAGTGGTTTTCACCACTGCCGTGGACCGAGCCGGCTACGTGAATCCGAACCAGGTGATCTACAGCGTGGTGGTCGATTCCAGCGTGGGCGACTGGGACTTCAACTGGATCGGGCTGGAATCCGAGGAGAACGTTCTGCTGGCCGTGGCCTACGTGCCGCTGCAGCAGAAGCGCAAGAACATCCCGCCGCTGCAGATCGGCAACAACCTAACCCGCAACTTCCTGGTGGAGTACGACGGCGCGCAGGAGATCACCGGCATCACGGTGGACGCCAACACCTGGCAGCACGACTACACCGTGCGCCTGGCCGGGATCGATAATCGCGAGCGGCTGAGCAACCGTGACGTGTATGGACGCACCTGCTTCCTGGGCGACAGCCTGAAAATGGAACTGAGCTTCGGCCTGTACCAGCTCAAGGCCGGCGTGGCCTATGTTGGGGGCATTCGCCTGGAACTGCTGGAGCCGGTCAAAGTGCAGTTGCCAGCACTGCCGGCGCAAGCCTGGCTCGACGTCACGCTGCGCCGTCAGGGCAGTGACGTCACCGCTCAATGGTCTGTGGTGTTCGGTAGCAACAAGACTGACTACCAGGACGGCACTGGCAATCAGCACTATCTGGTCGAAGTGGCCAACGTCTCGGCAATCGGCGACATCACCGATATGCGCCTGTGGCAGCCCATCACCGGCGCCCTGGTGGAGCACTTCGCCGCTCGTATCGGCGATTACCAGTACCTGCGCGCCCGGGCCACCACCAAGGTCGACGTCGGGCTGGGCAACCTTCCCAATGCCAAGAGCGACGATCCGGAAAGTGACAGCAGCGAGGTCCTGGCCACCACCAAGGCGCTCAAGGCCGCCCGGGCGCTGATCGAAGACAACCTGGTAGGCCAGGTCGCTTTCTTCGACCTGGACACCCCGCCGGTAGGTTGGCTGCGTTCCAACGGCGCCGCCGTATCTCGCACGGTCTTCGCCAGACTCTTTGCCAGGATCGGTACCCGCCACGGCGCAGGCGACGGCGTGAACACCTTCAATCTGCCTGACGCGCGCGGCCTGTTCTTCCGCGCCTTGGACGATGGCCGCAACACAGACCCGGGCCGTGCACTAGGCAGCGACCAGGCCGATGAAACTCGCTCCCATAACCACGGAGCCTCGGCCGCCGGCGCCGGTGCCCACGGTCACGCAGCCAGCAGCGACGCCCAGGGCGAGCACACCCACAGCGTCAAGGAAGGTCAGGTGGCCGGGGTGGTCACCTCCGGCGAGATCTTGAGTTCGGGCGACGACCTGACAACGGGCATCGTCGGCTACTCCACCACAAGTTCGGCGGGGCAACACGAACACAACATCAGCGTGGCTGGCGTGGCAGACCACGCTCACACGATCACCGTTTACGCGACCGGTGGCAGCGAAACGCGCCCGAAGAACATCGCCTTCAACGCCTTCATCAAGTACTGAGGCCCAGCCATGCAATCCAAGATCGTCTACCAAACGGATCACCTCGGCATCTACACCGGGAAGGCCTACGCCGACCCATCGCCGCTGGAGGATGGCGTCTGGCTGATTCCCCGCGGCTGCGTCGAGATCGCGCCGCCGGCGGTACCGGAATTCAAAGCCGCGCACTGGGATGGCCAGCGCTGGCAGTTGATCGACTCGTACATGGGCCTGACGGCCTACAACACCCAGACCGGCGAGCCAACGTCTATCGATCGACTGGGTCAGCTGCCGGCGGGCTATACGCTAGACCTGCCAGAACCGGGTCAGGTCTGGCAAAACGGGCAATGGGTGGATGACATCCCTGCAGCGGTTGAGCGGCGCTACAGCGAACGGGTGGAAGAAATCGACGCCACCTGCAGCCTGCAGATCACCAGCGGCTTCTGGTCCGCCGTGCTGGGAGAACGCTACTGCTACAGCACGACGCTGGACGACCAGGTCAACCTGAGCGGTGCCGCTGCCCTGGGCGTCGACCTGACCTATCCCTGCGCTGACCAGGGCGGCATCAAAGCCTACCGGCCACATACCGCCGCGCAGCTGCGCCAGGTGGCTGATAGCTTCACCCGCATGAAGCTGCAACTGCTGCTGCAGGCCTACAGCTTGAAGGAGTGCCTGCAACAAGCCCGTGACGCCAAGGACTTGGCCGGCCTCGAGGCCGTTGTCTGGGAGGCCGCGCTGGTATGACTTGGACACCTGTCACCATGCGCTGGCCGAGCCAGGCCACCAGTTGGCTGGCCGGCCTCGATGACGCCAAGGCGATGGCCGGTAGCGAGCTGGCCAGCGCAGGCACTCGTGTAGCGGCTCTGCAGGACCTGGTCACAACCGACCCAGGGCCGGTTGGTGCTGCAGCTGCAGCTGCAGTAGCCGCTGGCCGCAGCGCTCTGAACGAAGCCCTGGGCGAAGCACCTACCACCCTGGTGGTCACGCCGTTTCAAAGTGGAGTTGGCCAAGGCCGTGGCCTGCAGCGGTATCTGTCGGCACCGAATCTGCTCCAGCACCTGGCCACCAAGCTCGAGGACGTGACCGACTCCAGCCGCCCCGTGGGCGCACAGTTCGCCCTGGTCGTAATGTTCGTTGGCACGCGCTACGACCACTTTGCCTCGACCCTGAGTCGCTTCAATGCCGTGCTGCCGCTGCCTGATCTCAAGCGTGCACAGAACCGCGCTGGCCGGCTCTCTGAGCTTGAGACTGCCAAGTGGGAACTGCCCACCGCTGGAACGCTGCCGCACTGGGGCGAACTACCCCTGGAGCATTCAACTATCACCCGTGCAGCCCGCCAGGCGATGTCCAGCCAGTTGGCTGCGCTAGAAAGCTTCGCATCTAGCTCACCTCTGGCCGACCTACAGGCGCTGGCCAGCCGTAAGGCACAGCGCGACGCGGCAAAGGACCAGGAGCTGGCCAACCTGAAAGCCATGTTCGACGGCGCAGGGGCCGACGCCACCATAAGCGCCCGCCTGATCGGCCCGGGGAATGCCGCCGAGCTGCGCCGGGAACTGATGGCCGGCGAAGCACCAGGTCACGAGTGGCCCTTGTCCGCTGGCGTGATGCTGGTGGGTTCGCTCAAGGGCCTGAGCTTCGTTCGCGAACTGGTGGGCCTATGACGCTGCTCCTGAACGGCGAAAAGATCCGGGGCCGAGGCATGAAGGTCACAGGGGATCTGCGTATCGAAAGCGGTGACATGTCGGGACAGACCAGCAACACCGATACCGCGCACAAGGGGTTTAAGCCCAAGACCCTGACCGTGACGCTGCTGATCCGCTTCATCGATGGGGCAGACCTGCGCACCCTCATGCGTTTGGCCGAAGCAACAGAGGGCGGTGGGCAGCTCAAGACGTACCGGATCGTCAACGACACCGCATCGGCGATCGGCATGCGTCAGGTTCAGTTCTCGGACGGCGTCAGCGCCCGTGAGGATGACACCCTGCGCGGGTGGCGCGTTCAGTTCAGCCTGACCGAGAAGCTGTCGAACCCTGAGCGCGTGGAGACGCGCCGGGCTGCCAACGCGGTAAGTACTCAGACCGCGCCCGGGCAGGCGGTCAGCGGCAGCGGCACAGGCGTCGGCGGCTCCTCCGGCAGTACTGTCGCCCAGGAGCTGAGTGGCTTCGAGGCGACCCTGAAAAAGCTCGATGACTACCTGGGGGGCAAATCGTGAAGCTCCACAAGGTTCTGCGCATCGCCGGCATCGAGCACGTCCTGGTCAAAGATGATGTCCGCCTGGACCTGGCCACCCCCGGCCGCGCCCAGTTCACCATCCAGGCCAGCGCGCCCGTTTCCGGCCTGGTCACGCTCGACATTGGCTACAACGAGTCGACCCTGCAGCGCCACTTCATTGGCTACGTGGAGCGCGGCACGGCCGTGAACCAGCGGGAGCAGGTGCTGTACTGCCGCGAGTTGGCCGCGATCCTGGCCAAGCCACTACCGCTGAACCTGCGCCATGCAGATCTGCGCACCGTGCTGGCCGCCATCAGCGAGCAAACCGGTCTGCGCTTCCGTGTGCCGGCGCAGCCCTACGCCACAACCAAGGCCCCCTACTTCTACAGCCTGGCGTCCGGCTTCCAGGCAATGGACAGCCTGGCCCGGGTTTTTTCAATCACTGACCTGATCTGGCAGCAGCAAGGCGACGGCGAAGTGTTCGTCGGCAGCTGGGCGCACAGCTTCTTTGGCGAGCGATCGCCGCTGCAGCTGCCGGTCGAGCTGTTCAACAACTACCAGGGCAACCAGAGCGCCGTGATCGCGGCCCTTCCTGGCCTGCGTCCTGGTGCAACCATCAACCAAGGCGAGCGGGTCACGTCCGTGGCTCTCGTCGGTACCGAAATGGCGATCAAATGGAAGACGCAATCCGGCGCTGCGTAGAGCGCATGTTTCCCGAACTGAGCGGGGGCTATCACCTGCCGCGCTTTGCCCAAGTCGTCAGCGTGGCCGACGCGCCCGCCGGCGCCGGGATCTGCGACGAGTTCCGCCCGCGCTTCGCCGTGGACCTGCAGGTCCTGGACGAGAACAACGAGCCAGACGAGGCCATGCCAATACTGGCCGGCGTTCCGGTACCGGTGCCCACTGGTGGCGACGAAATGGGCTTCTTCAGCTTCCCCGAGGAAGGCACCAAGGCAGTCGTGTCGTTCGCCCAGGGCCTGCCGCACAAGCCTTTCATCCAGTGCATCCTGCCGCATGGCCTGTCCCTGCCAAAGCTGCCCAAAGGTGACCAGGTCTGGCAGCACAGCGAGGCCTCACAGCAGCGCGTCGAGGCCAATGGAGACTGGACCCGGCAGACCGATGGCCGGATCCGCGACAAGTCCACCGAGCGGACGGTGGAAAGCCTCACCAATGCCGAGCAATACCAGAGCGACAGTCGCACCGTGGATGACCATTCCACCGAGTCCGTGGGCGGCATCAAGACGATTGAGGCCATGGGCGCGCTCAAGCTGCTGTCAGGGGGATCCGCCAGTTTGGCAGCAGTGGACGACTTGCAGCAGGCCACTGGCCGAGACCTCAACTTAGTGGTGGGTCGAAAGTTGAACGCCTCTGTTGGTGGAGATCTGCTGGAGCGGATCCAAGGTGTTCGGCGCAGTTTGGCACCACAAACGTGGCTCGGTTCCGAAAGTGTGAACGTGCTGCAGGTGCTATGCGATTTGATCGACCTGGTCACTGAAATGAACGGCCAGATCGCTGCCCATGTGCACGGCTCCGGTCCTGTACCGAACAACGCGGGCGAATTCGTGGAAGCCGCCGCATCTGCTGCGTTGCTTGCAGGGCAACTCAAGCCCATCACCGCTTAAGAAGGAATGAACGTGGAGCTGAAAACTTACTTTCCGCAAGACACATCGGGAAACTTCCTGCCCCTGGCGACGTGCTACCTGTACCGACGCGGCACGGAGAACCTCGTGAGTGGCCTGGTGAAGCCGAACGGCGTTGCACTGGCAAACCCCTTCACCGGCAATGCTGCGGGTCCTGTTCAGTTCTCAGCGCCGAACGGCATCTACGACCTGCGTATCGTCCAAGGCGCCTTGGATTTTCGGATGCCGATCCAATTCAACGACGTCACTGAGGACGTTGCCGCAGCCCTGGCTTCTGCTGAGCAGGCCGGGATCATTGAAGCCTATGTCCGTGACAACCTGGCGTTGTTGCTCGCACAACTGAACGCGATCACGTCCGACCCGCAGAACGCCGTTAACTCGTGGGACATTCAGGCCAAAGGGTTTGATCTTCTGCAGGGCGCGGCGACTTACGGCGCGGTATCCAACCGATTAGGCGCCTGGCAGATGCCCGCCGGGAGTCCAGCCTACCTATCGATGCCGATCGCCGTCCCCTCGCACTGGAGAAAAATGGACATCTACGTGCATTGGGTAAACATGGCCGCTAACGATGGCAATGCCGTGTTGGGTGCCGAGATTCACCAATGGGCAACGGGTGAGTCCATGAACGTAACCCCGGCGGGGGGATCCAGCATTGTCACGGCCAACCCAGTGCCCTGGGCGGTCATCGAATCGAAAATCGCGGCCGATCTTGCACTCGACCCCACTCGGACAGTCACTTTGCGTATTGCGCGGCAGGGAGCATCGGCCAACGACACCTTGCCCAACGCGCTGGGCATTTTGAAGGTTCGCATCCAGAAAAAATAACCACAGGAAAATCTATGAGCACTTCGACCGGCGTACCGATCAAGACCATCACGTTTGGCCAACCCGCGTATGACGGGGACCAACTTCAAATGCTGGGACATATCACCTTTGAAGATGAAAGCACGCTTGAACATTGCTGCCTTTTTGATGAACAAGTGATTGCCAGCCATACGCCAGCTGAGCTTCAAACTATCGGGATTCAATTGATCACCGAGGCCGCACTGCGCCACGTCCAAGGCGGGTTCGACAGCTTAGGCACATCAGTCCAGGGGTAAGGATGATCATCACACCAGCTTGGCGGCGTGGGGCTCAAAGCCCCGCCATTATGCGGATCTTGCCGCCTAACCCATTTTACGTAGATACAGTCCGTGGAGCGGCTGGCGGTAAGGGTACTTATGATTCCCCAGTCAACTCACTGGCCGTTGCACAGGCTCTTTGTGCCGGTCTGGATTTTTGGATTATTCGAGTGCACGCACCAGAGTCCAATCCATTGCGCCAAGAGATTATTTATGAGTCGTCAAAGCTGCTGCAGATTGAGGGTCTGGACGCCGAACCCTGGTTCATCTACGGCTCGGATGTCCTGACCGGTAGTTGGGCCGGCAATGGTCCGGTTTATTCAAAGGTCCTGAACTACACCTCTCTGACTCAGGTGGTGGTCACATCGTTAACGGAGTCGATTGCTGACAAAAACTTTCACCCCAAGTTGTTGGCCAATACCACCACTCCGACCACACCTGGAAGGGGTGAATATGGCTATCAGGGGGGCGTGCTCTATGTGCGTCTATGGGACGACTCAGCGCCTACGTTGCATACGCTGGAAGCAGCTCGGCGCAATACCTGTCTGAGTACTGTCGGGTTTGGCGCTTTGACCATCAAGGATGTTGTTGCGCGGCATGCTCTCGTGAACTGCCTGCATAACGGTCGCTTTGGGCAACCCCTGGGGACCGGCAAGCTTTACGTCCAGGACTCAGTTGTTGAGTACGCTGTTAACGGCGGGGTCGGTGCTGCAGGGCAGAACGAGGAAACCATCTGTACCCGAGTCGAGGCGTATCGCATCGCAAACGATGCGTTCAATTTGCACGCCCTGACTGGCGCCGGGTACATGGAATTAAGAGCGTGCAAGGGAAAATACTCAGGTGACAAGGCTGGCCAGTCAGCTCAGGGGGCGTCCTGCCATGAATCAACCCACCTGGTGCTCAAAGGCGGTGAATTCAGTTGGAACGTATCCGGCGGTATGGTGGCCATCGAAACCTCCCGTGCCGATATCCACGGGGACACTGAGTACGGCACTGTGTTGATGGAGGGGAATATGCGCTTGGGTAATACGCCGGGACCCGTTGCCGGGCAGGCGGGCTGTTCATGGAACGATTCGGCTCGAGGCATAGTAACTGGGGATGTCACCGTTTCCGCCGGTAAAGGTGTCGGGGTGCGAGCGACCCCGATGGTATTAGGCGCCAAACTAATCAAGTCCAAAGGAAATGAGCTGCCCGACGTTATTGAAATTTAA